GCGTTAATCTGAGCATCAATGATGTCAAAGTCATCATCATTCAACTCATCAAGGAGTAACTCTGGTGTTATGTCTTCCTTATTCAGTGAACCAAGTTCTTCAATTGCCTGTGCCATCAGCGCTACACGATAATACATCCCCGCCGAAGCCCCTTCGGTTGTTCCGCAAGCCTCATCCGTGAGACGCAGGGCTTCAATAGTGTCCCTGACAACAGGCAGCCTGACGGCAAAGTCAAAATGGACTTTATCACCGTATTTAACGCCATATAAAAGCTGCTGCTTTTCCATTTATTCCTCCACCCGACGAAGCGCATTCATGGTGATATCGCGCTTCGCTTCGTTGTCGACGGTATACTGAGCCCCGGCCTGAGTGCTGAAGCAGTCCAGGTAAGAAACACGTTTACCGCTGCTGTTGAGTGGATACTGGGTGATTTTCGCACCTTCAATACCGCCCCAGTTCAGGTCGCCGGATTCCGGGATGACCACCGTAACGGTCAGCTGGATCTCTTCGATGCCACGGGAGAAACCTTTGGCCCGGCCCGTTTTGTTCATCGTCTTCACAAGCTTTCGCCCGGTGGTCACATCTTCCTTGAGGTCGGTCACTTCAATTTCCTGGCCGTCGACTTCCATGACGATCGCGCCAACATATTCTTCAAGAGCCATTCTGGTTTACTCCTCAGAGCAGCAAATCAATTCGACCGGCAAAGACGTGCAGGCCATTCACAACATCCGCAGGAATGCGACCGTTCAGCTGGTTAACATCCTGCAGATCGCGCTCAACAATAAGACCGTCTTTGTTGGCATCCACCTCCTCGACAATCTCCAGCTCCTCCAGCTTGTAAAGCACATCAAGCAGTTCGCTGCGCACCTTCGGCGGCGTCCTTGAGCTGAGCTTATCGCGCGGGAATCGCAGAGCGATGCGTTCACGGCAGGCCTTGCGCACGTAGTCCAGCGTTCGGATGGTGGTGATATCCAGCAGCGCCACATCATCCACGCCCTGGGCGTTTTTGGTGTAGGTGCTGATAGCGCGAACGATCTGCACTTTGTCACCGGGGCCAATCTCAAACGGCGTAAGACCATTACGCAGGGCGTTCTCCTGCTCGGTTCGCCCTGGCTGACTTTCCACTGCAGTCACATCCAGCGTGCTCATCGCAAGGGTGTTCAGCGGGCGGGCCGGGTCTTCTTCACTGGCGATAACAGCGGCATAGGCAGCGGCAATCTGCGCCGGGGTTTTTACCGAACCGCTATGCCAGCCCAGCGTGATACGCCCGTCATTCAGTGAGGCGGCCAGTGCAATGCCTGTGGAAAGCGACTTGCGCCACCCACCCACACCGATTGCGCCGCGCTGCTCCATCGCATTGCTGACGTTTGTCAGATGGTTACGCAGCGCCGTCATCGCTTCCTGGGTGGAGAACGGGCAAACAATAATGTTATGACCTGCAGAGAACGCCGCTGCCAGCGCTGGCGTAATATCCGGATCAACATTACCGCCTGTAAGAGTGGTCGCCGCCGCTGTGATACCCGCTGCCGTCACGCCGGAAGAGACAATAATGTCGTTACCAACCGCCCCTTTATGGCGGCAGGTCAGGGTCACTTCCCCCGCGTTTGCCGTCGCTGTGACTGGCAACCCGTCTTTCTGGGTAATCAGTTCCGTCAACGCTGCCGCAATGGTCTCCGCCGTATCTGCAGCCGAAATGCCGACATCAATACGGGTACCATTAATGGTTACGCTCAGCTTCCCGCTGGATGACGCGGTGCCGGTCACGGTAACCTTGCCCGAAGCTGCTGTTGCAGTGGCCGCATCGCTGATGCCGACCATCTGCAGCTGCAGGTAGGGATAGGCACCGATAGCCGCTGTGGCCATCAGATGCGCCATTGAGCCACGGCCAAAGTACATCGCGGCCTCTTCATCAGAGAAAACATTCTGAATGACAAGCGGCGCAGACGAACCGGAGGCCAGCATTGGCGCAATCATCAGCACCTTCTGGGTATTACCCGGCAGGGTACGAACGGCCAGACGGGTGTTGAACTCAAAATACTGTCCCGGTTTGCGGTTCGTACCGATAGTGTCAAAACTGATATTAGGACTGCTCACCGTTCACCTCCGTGCTGGCAACGTTATTTTTGCTTTTGGCGTTCTTGTCACTACTGGTGACAATAATCAGATCACCGGCCATTACCTGACGCTGGTAATAAGCGGTGTTCTCCACCTCAAGGGGTTCCGCATCGGTAATGTAGCGGCGCGCATTATCTTCGCGCGGCACGCTCAACCCACTGGCGGCTTTTACTTTAATTTTGCTCATGACTGATAATGTCCTCTGCTGCATTGTCTTTATCAGGCTGCTTAAGATCGTAACTGAGTCGGGTTTTCAGCCATGCCGGGTCATCGTCGGTGGTGGCACCACCATAAATCTGGAACATATGATCAACATGGCCTTCCGGCGCATCCGTCAGCGGGTAACGCCCGTTCTCCAGCGCTGACTCAATCCATTTCGTGTCGAACTCGCAGGCAAATACGGAAAATGCCTGAGACTCTATCTGGGTGTTGAAGAGCGTGCGCACGCGACCTGGGCTGAGCGGGTCGATTTTGATACCCGTATCCGCCATATCCTGACCGGACAGCAGACGACGAACGGCAGCAACAAGAATGTACGTACCGACCTCCTGTACGTGCGGCCCACCCATACGGGCCGCTTCTTCACTGCGCAGGCTGCGCTCGCCTACCACCACGACAAAGCGACCGTGAGTGACAAACCGTTGCCGTGCTGTGCTGTATGGCTCGGTTTTTTGCACCCCGCCGAACGTCACCCAGACGGCAGGCAGCTGGCGCAGTACCTCTGCAGGCTCGCCATCCAGCTCGCCACCGTAGGAGCGCACATTCTTCGCCATACGCCCCATACCTTTGCGAAGGCGCTCCACGATGGCTTTTTCAATATCCGTAATCACCATCAGAAACTTCCTCCGCCAGTCTGGTCACGCCCGAAGACGCGACCACCTGACACCATCCGCGCACCGGTTCCGCTTTTCACCACTTCACCTGTCGTCGTGCGGCCCAGATTGATTCGCCCGGATGCAACTTTTTCCAGGTAGCGAACGGTGTCTTCATACCGCTCGCGGATTTCTGCTGTCATCTGGGTCTCAGAGCCGCACAGAAGATAGCGGGCGATGTTGCAGCAGCGACCAACGAGAACACGGGGCTCATCAGCCCAGGGCACCGGATAGCGACCGCAGAGATATCCGTCGATTTCAGCGCTGGCCTGAACGAGTGCGCCGTTCAGCACATCATCGTCAATCTGCCCGGTGTAGTTGCGGTCGGTGAGCGACACGCATTCGCGCTCACCAAACGCCCTGACCATGTCCTCCCGGTTCGCGTACATGGCTTACCCCTTGGCCTTTTTGTCCGGGTTTTCCGAACCGGCCTGCAGCGCATCCAGCTTCTGACTCAGTGCATCACGTACCGTCTCCAGCTCCGTGATGGTGCCGTTTGCACTGGCAAGCTGCTGCTTAAGCGCGTCGCCATCCTGGTTGAGCTGCAGAACCGTCGCCTCCAGCTCGCTGACGCGTGCCTTGAGGCCGTCACGCTCGGTGGTCAGGGCGGAAACAGCATCGCCGTCGCCAGCGTTTTCAGGCACATCCTGCAAACGAACCACAATCAGATTGGGATCGTTTTCCAGAATCTGGAGTTCGCTGTCGCTGAAATGGTCATCCGGCCAGGTGACAGTATTCGCGCTGTGGGCGATGCCGAGACGGCGAAAGCCATCGCGGCGGGCAGTGATTTGAATCGGCATTATGCGTCCTCCCCGGTGGAGCCATACGCCATCTGCCAGAAGCCGTAGCCACCATTTGCACGGGCTTCAGCACCGAAGATGAACTTCTTGCGCATAAAGACGTTGTCAGCGTTGTAGTCGGTCTGCTCGACAAAGACCGGTTTTTTACGCTCCTGATAAATCAGGGGCTTCACGGGTTTTGACGTGTCCAGAAGGAACCAGGCGGTATCTGACGTCAGCTCTGGGACAACCAGAACTTCAGCCGTCCCCTTGTATGGGTTTGGCGTATTGTCAGGGAAGCGGTCAGCCGTCATCAGATAGTTGGCATCGTCTTCAAGAGCCGGAGGCACAACCAGGATGGTCGGGCGAATTTTCAGGGACGCGCCTTCATCATCCTTCAGGCTGCGCATGGCCGTTCGTGCAGCCCCGTAACTTGCTTTTGCGGCGGCAAGCGAGGTAACGGCAAGCTTTTTCGTGCCTTTGTTAGAGACCGACTTGCCCCCCGAAAGGTGGTCGGTATCAAAGAAGGGCTGACCGTCGTAGCAAAGATTGGTGAAACCTTTGCTCAGGAGAGCGAAGACGATATCGGCAGGCAGTTCTGCAGCGGACTGGCCCGCACCTTTCGCCTGCAGGGCATAGCCCATGATTTGATCGTCTTCGATATCGTTACGCTCAACTTCTACCGTCGCTTCCCAGTCTTTGTTGCGGATGGTGTAGTTGAACGCGGCGAGCGCTTTCACCACCTTGTCGCCAATCCACTCACGCATTTTCGGGAAACGGCTTAGCCAGCTGTAGTCGTTTTCTTTCCCGGTCGACGGCACCACCATGGCAATCTTCTGCCAGTCGGACGGAGCCTGATCAAAGGCGTTCTGGAAGGTCGCTTTCAGATTAATGAAAATCTGACGTACATTTTTTACGTTAATTAACACGGTTCTCTCCTTATTAAATCAGAACCCAGACGCCATCATTCTCAAGACCCAGCACCTTTCCGGCGACCGGGCGGGCGTTGGTATCACTGGTTTTGGCCACGGTCTGGCTGTCCACCACGTAGCAATCCTTGCCAGTCTGCGCCAGCGTGACCGGGTCAGCAGTGCTGTTGGCAAGGAACCAGGCTTTACCGCGACGAACCAGCACGCTCGCATCACCGGCTGCACCGGCAGTGTTATCAACCCAGCCATCACAGATTCCGAGGGTGGTATTGGCTGCAGTGGCGCTGCCTGGTACAGCAAAGCCCGCTGCGTTGGCCGCAATAATGTGGCCGCCAAAGAGTTCTGTGGCTGCCGCAACCGGGACGGCAAACAGCTGGCCGTCGCGATAAGGGGTATGACGATCCATTTCGCTCTCCTTTATTTGAGGTATTTCGCGACGCTTTCCGGGTCATTGCCCATCATTGAGCAGATGGCCGGGTCAATCGCATCATCTTCAGCACCCTGTGACGGGCGTGACGGAAGGCCTGCAGGCGGTTGCCCCTGAGTCTGACTGGTAGTCAGTGCGGCAATCTTTGGCGTTTTTTCGATAAAGGCGGTAAGACTGGCCGGATCGGATTTCGCCAGTGATGCAGCCCATTCCTGCTGTGCCGGAAGCAGACGACCGTCGCCGAGGGCAACCGTAATCAGCGCTTCAGCCTGCTGCGTGGCGAGTGCGGCGGTATTTCCCGCACCGGCACGCTCTGTCGCCTGCTGAACGGCTGAATGCATGACCTCCACCGAAACCCACTTAGCCGGGTCAGGCGTGTCGAGTTTCGCCGTCAAGTCGGCGATGTTCTGCGCGTTCTGGTTCAGGATATCCAGCAGACTGACCGACGCCGCTGCAGTCCCCTGGCCACCGGAAATCATGGTGATGATTTTTTGCAGCTCAGCCATGATCTCTTCTTTCGTTGAAGCGGTTGGCAGATTGAGCATCCAGCGCAGGTTGCTCAGTAACTCGTTGAGAAATTCTTCATCCATTTCGGTCTGACCCTCTGTGGTTAAATGCGCGGCCATCAGGGAGGCGGCAGCAAGTAACACTTCCTCCATCCCGTCGACCGCTGGTGTATTGGTCAGCGCGGCGTTGAGCAACTCCAGCACCTGACCGGTTTTGTCGTAAGAAAATACGGGGGAAATAAAGCGATATGCTTTTGCTGCCACCATGTCTGCAGCGGCAGTGGTCCACTCAACATCGACAGCAAAGAGGCCTTCACCTTCGCGCCACTCCAGCTTTTTGAAAAAGGCCGCAGCGGGAGCTGGCAGACCATTTTTGGCTGAACGTAAAGTCTGATGTTCATAGTCCAGGACATACGGCGTCTCGCGTTCATCGGCTGCGGCAATCAACCGCTCGGCGATTTCACGCGTCATCAGCCAGGCGGCACATTCGGTCGGACGGCCATCTCGGGCGCGGAATTCACCAGCCGGGAAGAGCTGGATGACACCGGGAGTGGCGGTGTTAATTTCCTGGGTGAGTGAAGCGATGAGTGTCTTTTTCATGGTGCCGACGATACGGCACCACTGCGGGGAGGTTCAGATGAAGAGGTTCAGTGGATTATTGCTGAGGATCGTTTTCTTTGGTTGTCGGCTTATCGGGTTTAGCAGACTGACGCTTCTGATGCCGGCGGGCAAAGTATCGGTCAGTGAGCCACTCAGCAACCTTTATAACCAGGCCCCCAAAGATGCCAATGAAAACCCACTGCTGCGGGGTGAAATAATCAAGGAAAGCTTTGAATGTGTCCAGTTGCTCGCTCCCGTAATGCATTTATGAGCCCAGACCTTTTTAAACCGCTTTTAAAAACGTCTGAATACCTTCTGGCCGAATCACTCTAGCACAATCAGACTGAACGCGTCACAGCGCCTTACAGGACGAATTTGCCCTCAGTCTAAAATACGTTTCAGATATTGCTCAGCCGTACTCTCCATCTTCTCCACGTCATCTTCGGTGAGATGCAGGAAAGGACGCGCGGGCATCTTAATTTTATACGCCCCGATAGTGTTCCACTGCTCAAAGTTGGAACGGGATTTTTTAACGAACCGGTTACCCACTGAACCATCCTTGTTCTGGCGGTAGTAGGCTTTCTGGCTGCGGGCCGGAATGCTGATTTCCCCACCTTCCTGATGAATGCGGGCGTATTTCACATTGGTCCCGACCGTCGCATCATCATTCGTGCTGTACTGCGTGATACTCGCTGCCAGTCGACCGCTCTTCTGGAGAATTTTACCGCCCCGGCGCTGACGGGCATATACCGGGCTCCAGCCCATCCACGCAGGCCGCCCCTGTTGCGCGAAGTTTTCTTCAACCGCATCCCCCATGGCAGCGGCCATCTCACGCATCAGGGGGGCGCGGTTTTCCAGCTTTTTAATGAGTTCACCGAGTGAGCGCTCAAAGTCACCAATGTCATACCTGATGGCGTAGCTCATGATTTCAGCTCCAGCAGCTGCGCCGCGCGTTCAGATAACACATCGCCAGGGGTGACTGTGGCACCGGCGTTTACAAGCGACAGACGCCAGCCATCGTCAGACTGCACACCACGCACGGCGCGGGTGCCGTTCTGCCCGGACAGGAGCCACACCAGAGCGTCATCATCAAGCCAGACACCAGCTGGCTGACGGAGCAGAACGGGAAGCTCTGACCACATCGGGCCCGGAGCCAGCCGGACATCCTCTTCGTGAATACTTAATGTGATCGCACCGTTAACACCACGCTCTTCGAGGCGATTCAGCAGCTCAGGCTGGATACCGCCAACGCGCCTCAGGGCGCCACGGGTCTTCTGCCGCACGCTGACGGTGTCGACCCAGCGACGCACATCATCGCTGACGGCATCCAGCACTGCAGGTTCAGAGAGGGTTTCATGGATGGCCTGAGAGGCAATCCGGGGCGTGGTAGTTGCAGATTTATCCATGAGGCGCTGTCCGAGAGAAGAGAGCCAGCCCTGACCCGGATTGTGCCCGAATCCGGCATCAGGCGTGTAAAGCTCGCCGTTGAAGCGTAACGCCTTAACGTCACGGGTTTCTTTTGGTCCCCATGCCTGCTGTACCGTGACAATGTCCTGCTCCCACGATTTGACCTCAATCCCCATGCGGTCTGCATCCGCCTGACTTCGGGCACGAATGCGGCAGCGGCAGTGGTATCCGTCAGGCGGGTACATAAACTGCCATACAGGATCGTCATAGCGGGCTGTGAAACCATTAAGTCTGGCGTGGAGTGGCCGGGTGTGCATGTCCATGACGGCCACGCGTTCCCATACAGGGCGAAACTCCGCGTTGGCCATCTGCTCCGCATAGCGACCGGCACCATAGGCCGCCTGCATATTGGTTTCAAAGATGGTGCGCAGACGGCGTGGTGTGAGGTGTTTACCCTCCAGAACGCCATCTTCATCGGCGACCAGCCTGGCACGGTCGGCAAGCCAGCCCTTACGGATCAACGTTGGGGTAATCTGCCGTTCGAAGTCCCGGAGCGTGCCGCCGTTAACAATATGCTCGCGCAGCGAT